TTATTTGCCAGAATATGCGGCAATGTACGATAAGTTACCTATCAGTGCCTTTTTATCTCGTCCACAAACACCAGACCCTGATATGAACTTACCAAACCTACAGTTTTGGAACTGTATGGACTATGGTGTAGTCAGTATTGATAAAAAGTTCATTGGTAGTATGGACTTTGAGTGTTATACACGGGACTTTGGTATTCAGAAGGGTACTTATGTCTGCACAATTGACAATTATCACCGTGACCCAGACATGGTAGACTGGGCAACGAGTGAAAATCCTGCCGAACACAAGTCTCATAACATTATTGAACTGAATAATGGTCAATATGCTCTTTATCCAAACAATCGACTACGCATTTTTGACAATAGTTTGACACCTGCAGAACCAAAAATGCCCGATTTTAAGGTTTCGACTCAATATTATCAGGTAGAATGTGGTTATGATCGTCTTGGTATGGGTGATGAGGACGAATATCACTGGAAAACTGCTCAAGAACGTGAAAATAAATAGCGATAAGGGATAGCAACCCCTCTAAAAGTTCTGATTTGTATGAATCAGGAGCTAAAATGGGAAATTCGCCTGTGGATAGAAACAAAGAATACATGAGGGAGATGTGGGGAACCACAAAACTCGCCTCAGACTATGGTTCAATGCAACAAAAACCAAAAAGAGTTCTTACAGAGGTAATGCACGACCTTGCACCACGTCATGATCTTAAAAAACAAACTGAATTACATGAAAAAATTCGTAATGATGAAGATTATGATGATTGGGAGTACGGAACCGAACCTTCTTATGGAACTGGGGTATAAATAAGTTCAGAAAACTCTAACCAAAATGGCGGTTCAAAGGATATCAAGATCATTTAAAGATATTAGTTTGTCCTTTGAACCACATCCAGTGACAAAGGACTTGCCAATCCTTAAAAATGAGAATGCAATTAGAAGATCTGTAAGAAATTTGGTAGAAACCATACCAACTGAGAGGTTTTTTAACTCTCTTCTTGGTTCCGAAGTTCGTTCAAGTCTTTTTGAGTTTGTTGATTTTGGTACTGCATCTGTAATTCAACAACAAATTGAAATTACACTTGATAATTTTGAACCAAGAATTGAAAATGTTCAGATTCTTGTCGATCCTCGTCCAGATTTGAATGAATTTGAGGTCACTGTAATCTTTGATATTGTAGGTCAAGAGTTTCCGACACAAGAATACTCATTCCTATTAGAGGCAGCAAGATAATATGCCTTTTACTAAGTTTACAAATCTAGATTTTGATCAGATAAAGACTTCAATCAAGGACTATCTTCGTGCAAACAGCACATTTAGTGACTTTGATTTTGAGGGATCGAATTTCTCTGTCTTAATCGATACGTTAGCATATAATACTTACATTACGGCATTCAACTCAAATATGATTGTCAACGAATCCTTTTTGGATTCGGCAACACTTCGTGAGAATGTCGTTTCTTTAGCAAGAAATATTGGATATGTACCACGCTCCAGAACGGCAGCAAGAGCGACAATATCATTTACGGTATCAACTAGCGAAGACACGCCCACACTAACGTTACAGAGGGGTCTGGTGTGCGTAGGGAACGCAAATGATACCACCTATACGTTCTCAATACCAGAAAATATCACCACCACTGTTGTTGATGGTGTCGCAACATTCAGCAATATAGATGTTTATCAAGGAACGTATTTAACAAAGAGATTTGATTATGATGGATCTCTTGATCAAAGATTTATTCTAAACAATTCCTATATTGACACTTCTACACTTTCAGTATATGTAAGAAAAACATCCGAAAGTGGTTTGGGAATTGAATATTCGGGAATCGACAATATCTTAGATACCACTGCTGATTCCAGAATTTATATTCTTCAAGAAGTTCAGGATGAAAAATATGAGATAAGATTTGGTGATGGTATTATTGGAAAGAAACTTGGAGATCAAGTTGGTGGTGATGGAACCGTAATTACAGCAAATTATATTATTACAGACGGAGAAGATGGTAATGGTGCCAGTGTTTTCTCCTTCTCCGGAAGTATTGTTACTGCCTCCAATACTTTGATTAATTCTGGCAACATAACAATAACAACAAATCAGGCATCTCAAAATGGTTCTAGTATAGAACCAATAGATTCTATCAAATACTATGCACCAAGAATCTATTCTGCACAAAACAGAGCTGTTACTTCAAGAGATTATGAGGCAATTATAAAAAGAATATATCCAGAAACTGAATCGGTTGCTGTTGTTGGCGGTGAAGAACTAGATCCACCAGAGTTTGGTAATGTTGTTCTGAGCATCAAACCAAAGAATGGTAGTTTCGTTTCTGATTTTAATAAGTCTAGAATATTGAGTCAGTTGAAACAATATACCGTTTCAGGAATTAATCCAAGAATTATTGATCTCAAAATTCTTTATGTTGAGGTAGATTCTTCTGTCTATTATAACAATACACAAGTTTCAAGTGCAGACTCATTAAAAACTAGGGTATTGAATAGTTTAACGAAATATTCAGAATCACTAGACCTTAATAAGTTTGGTGGAAGATTTAAGTATAGTAAGGTTCTTCAAGTAATTGATACTACTGATACTGCAATTACATCCAATATCACCAAGGTTAAAATTAGAAGAGATTTGAAAGCATCTTTAAATCAATTTGCACAATACGAATTGTGTTTTGGAAATCAATTCCATGTTAATCCTACTGGACTTAATATTAAATCCACAGGATTTAATATTTCGGGAGAATCATCCACAGTATATCTGACAGACACTCCCACAATTTCTTCAAATGGAAATACCATAACAAATGTTACTTCTGCAGGAGATCTTTTCCTTAATAGACCTACCAGTGTTTCTGCAAAAACTGGTGTTATTTCAGTAGTCAAGATTGATAGTAATGGTAATAGGACTGTTGTTATTAAAGACGCAGGAACAGTTGATTATGTGAAGGGTGAAATTATATTGGGAACAATCAATATAACTTCCACAACAAAACCAAATGGAATTATTGAGATACAGGCATTTCCAGAATCTAATGATGTTATTGGATTGAAAGACTTATATCTGTCTTTTGATGTTTCTAAAAGCACAATAAATATGGTAAGAGATGTAATCGCTTCTGGTGATGAAATAACAGGAAATGTTTTTACTAGAGATTACTATACATCAAGTTACTCAAACGGGAATTTAGCAAGAAACTAATATGATACAGACTGGATTTGATTCTAGAGTTAAAGTTCAGCAGATTATTGAGAGCCAACTTCCAAGTTTTATACTGGAAGAATCTCCAAATGCATCTGAGTTTTTAAAACAATATTATATTTCCCAAGAATATCAGGGTGGTGTAATAGATATTGCTGAAAATTTAGATCAGTATTTGAAGTTAGAAAACCTGACACCAGAGGTGGTTGTAGATAATGCAACTTTATCCTCTAGTATTTCTTCCAGTGATACAGAGATTCAGGTATCGAGCACAAAGGGATTTCCAAAAGAATATGGATTATTGAAAATTGGAAATGAAATTGTCACATATACTGGCATAAGTGGAAATACATTTACAGGATGTATTCGTGGATTTAGTGGAATTACTGATTATCACCAAGATTTAAATCAAGAAGAACTTACCTTCTCATCTTCCTCAGCAACATCTCATACGACTGGATCCAGTATTCAGAACCTAAGTTCTCTTTTCTTAAAAGAGTTTTATCAGAAATTAAAATATACAATTGCACCAGGTCTTGAGAAAGTAAATTTCACATCAGAACTGAATGTAGGCAATTTTCTAAAAGAGATTAATTCTTTTTATAAAGCAAAGGGAACAAATGAATCTTTTAGAATTTTATTCAGTGTTCTCTATAATGAAACACCAAAAATTGTAAATTTAGAAGAATTCTTAATAAAACCATCTTCATCAGAGTATGTTCGTAGAGAAATAGTAGTTGCAGAATCTATTTCTGGTGACAATCCTCTCAATCTTATAGGACAAACAATAAAAAAATCCACTGATGAAACGACAAATGCATCAGTTTCTGCCATAGAACCTTTTAATAGGAACTCAAATCAGTATTATAAAATTTCTCTTTTTGTTGGAAATGATGAATTCTCAGCAATCGAAGGTAATTTTACAATAACAGCAAATACAAAAACTGTTAGAGCATCATCTGCAAATTCTTCGGTGATTACTGTTGACTCTACCATAGGATTCCCCAATAGTGGAACTTTGGTCTGTGGAAATAATACAATTACATATACTGATAAGTCAATTAACCAATTTTTAGGATGTTCCGGTATTAATGAGAATATAACAAAAAATTCATTAGTAAGAAATACAGATACCTACTTTGGTTATGAAGATGGTGATACTACCAAAAAAGTAGAATTTAGAATTCTGGGAGTATTATCCGATTTTATACCAACATCTGAGGACATTAATGTTTCTGAGGGTGATATTGTAACAATCAAAAATGTTGGCGATTTAATTCAAAATCCACAAACAAAAACATATAAACAAGAATTTGCCAACTCTTGGATTTATAATACCGCTGCAAGATATCAAGTATCTGAAATAGGTTCTAATTATATTTTGTCCAGTGATATTGACAGATCAAGTCTTAAAGTGGGAGATAGAGTAGAACTTTTAGAAAGAGATACTGAGATTTTAGCAGCAGAAAGTGATAATCCACACGTTGCAGAAATTATTTCCAGCAATACGTTAAGATTAGAAGGTTCTTTTACAGTAGATTCTAGTAAAGAATACGATATAAGAAGAAAGATTAATACTGCAAGTAGTTCTGGTGCTCCTATTGAATATGGGAATGATTTAATTACCTCAGATATTCAGAATCTCTACAGTGATGGCGATGATTTTGCATATGTTGCATCGAACTCACTACCATCATCTAAAATTTCTGGGTTTACCCACAATTACAGATATGATATAACAAGCAATATTAAGAGTGCTTCAATATCTTCAGAAAATAATCTTTTTGATTCTGATTCTGATGGAAATTATGGAACTATAGGATTTGCCAATGCCGCGCCATTTTTAACTGGTGATAGAATTTATTATCAACCATCATCTACACCACTAGTTGGTTTGGAGACAGGAAGTTATTATGTAGAAGTTCTTTCATCCAATAATAAAAGAATAAAATTATATTCATCAAGATCTTTTATTGGCAGTTCTTCCTTCTTAAAATTTGGAGTACCAGAGTCTGGACTCGATACACAAACTTTTACCCTATATTCCCACAGATCTGGAGAGATTGGGGTACAAAAAGTGCTTAAAAAGTTTCCTCTCCAATCAAAGATAAAAAATCCAGGAAAAGAAACAATTCCAGGAACAACTGGAATGTTAATTAATGGTGTAGAAATTGGAAATTATAAGTCTTCAGATAAAGTTTATTATGGTCCACTACAATCTATTGATGTATTAAATGGTGGAGAAGATTATGACGTTATCAATCTTCCCACAATATCAATCCCTTCAGGTTCTTCTAGTGCTTTATCTCAACCAGTTATTTCAGGTTCTATTCGGGAAGTTTACATAGATGCTCAAGATTATGATATTGATAAAGTTGTCTCTGTTGACGTTACTGGTGGAAATGGATCTGGAGCAATAATTGAACCAGTTATTAGCAAAAGAGTTAGAGATATATCTTTTGACGCTAGAACAGTAACGAATGGTGGTGGGATTAGCACAACTGGAAATAGAATTTCTTTTTTAACAGATCATAATTTAAATAATGGTGAACAAGTAGTATACAATTCCAACGGAAACTCTCAAGTTGTAATTGGAACTGGGTCTTCAACACTTATCAACAACACATCATATTTTGTAAAGGTAGAGAATAATAATACTATTAGTCTGTTTAAATCTTTATCTGATTACACGACTAGTTCTAATGTGATAGGATTCTCAACAGGAACTCAGGGGGTACATAAGTTTAGCACAATAGTACCAAAAAATACAATTTCTGAAATTAAGGTAATCGATGGTGGAACTGGATACACTAATAAAAAATTAATTGTCAAATCTTCTGGCATATCAACAATTAATGATACTATTACTTTTGAGAATCATGGTTTCAATACTGGTGAACTAGTCACATATGATTATGAGACTACTGCCATTTCTGGTCTTTCTACTTCAAATCAATACTATATCTTAAAAATAGATAACGATACATTTAGAGTGTGTAATGCTGGCGTTGCTGGTACAGATACTTCAGATTTTGATAGGAGAGATTATGTTAAATTATCTACTACAGGATCAGGATACCAATATTTTGCATACCCATCAATTTCAGTTTCTATAAAGTATAATCCTGTAGGTTTTAGCACTGATACTCAATCATATCAAGAGATTGTTGCAACTCCAACTGTAAGAGGTTCTATTCAGAACGTATATCTTTATGAAAAAGGAACTGGTTATGGATCGACAATTGTAAATTATCAGGATAATCCTTCTGTAACAATTAAGAATGGCAAAAACGCATCACTAATTCCAAATATTACGAATGGACAAATTGTTTCGGCAAATATTCAGTATGGTGGAGAAGAATACTATTCTACTCCAGATTTGATTGTTACAGATTTAACCGGAGATGGTTCTGGAGCAAAACTAAGACCAATTATTGTTGGTGGAAAAATAACAGATGTTAAAGTAGTTAGTACTGGAATTGGATATTCCAGCACATCAACATCTATTTTAGTAAAATCTGCAGGTATTAATGCACTTCTCAATTCAAAAGTTAGAGAATTAACTGTAAATAATAACGTTAAATTTGGAAATGAAATTTTATTAGAGACTGAAAACAAACTAAAGTATTCTATTTCTGGTTATTTTGATAATTTAAGAAATTCTTTTGGAGAGAGTAGTGGAAATATATCTGGAATAATTGGTTGGGCTTATGATGGAAATCCAATCTACGGACCATTTGCATATTCAGATCCAGAAAACTCATCTTCATCAATAACAAGATTATCCTCCGGTTATGTTCTAGATACTTCATATGAAGATAGACCTTCTGGATTCTCATCTGGTTTCTTCGTAGAAGACTATAAATTTACAAATTCTGGCACTTTAGATAAGTACAATGGCAGATTTGGAAAAACACCAGAGTTTCCAAATGGTGTATATGCATATTTTGCTACTATAAGTGTATCTGGAGTTCCAACATTCCCATACTTTATTGGAAATGAGTATAAATCAGAATCTTTAGAGGAAAATGTAACTTTAGATCAATCTTTTGACTTCTCAAATTCAAATTTACTTCGCAATACCTTACCATATAAAGTTGCAGATAAGAATGCAAAATACGATTTTATTTCAGAAATAGATGATATTACACAGCAACAAATAATTGTCGAGTCTGTTACTCGTGGTGGTGTAGAAACTTTTGATATTAAAAATTCTGGTATAGACTATAAAGTCAACGATATTTTAGACTTTAATAACAGTGGAACTGAAGGAGGTGGAGCATATGCTACAGTTTCCTTCGTAGAGGGAAAAGATATTGTAGATGTAAACACTTCCATAACATCATATGAAAACTCAATATTTACTTGGATTGATGGTAAAAAGGTAAAGGTATCCGTTTTACCAAATCATTCTTTAAGTAGTGGAGATTATGTATCAATATCCGGACTATCAACTAATCTTTCATCTCTTAATGGTGTTCATCAAATAAACGTTGATACTAAAAATTCTGTAGCGATTTCTTCTATTTCATCTGCCACAAGCATTGGTGGAACAGAAATATATGTTTCTAGAATTCCAGAGAATATTTCTATCGGAAGTAGTATTGGGATAGGAACAGAAACTTTTAGAGTTTTGGGACTGTTCAAAAACCAGAATATTATCAGAGTTGAAAGGGGACTGACTGGAACTTCACATGATGCAAATTCGCTGATAACATTTACACCAGATTCATTTACTATTGATGGTTCTGTTGACTTTTTTGACTCCAAAGTAAATGATAAAGTGTTTTTCAATCCAACAGAAGCTATTGGTTTTGGAACTACC